CTTTAATCATTTAAAGTAACCTCCCAAAAAATACATTCAAAAAATTCTAAATTTAACTTTCTTTTTTTAAAGCTTTTAAACAATTTTAATATTATAGATTTTCATCTATTTCTTCTGGCATTTCAACTTCTTCAGCTACATTTCCTAAATCTATTTCACCTAAAGGGCTTTCTAATTCTTCTTCATTTCCTTCTTCCATTCCTTCTTCATTAAAATTCATCCCAGATTCTAAATCATTTGAAAAAACTTCAGATCCAAAAGAACCACCAGCAGAAGCGCCGCTTATAGAACCTGAAGCATCCATTTTACCAGGTATTTGTTCAACAAATAAATTATCATTTTTCTGATAATCAATATATTCTCTCATTTCTTCAATTTCATCTTCAGTAAATCCTATAACGTTGCTAAGTATCCAACTCTTAGGTATATTAGGATAATTTTCTGAAAGGCTTCTACCTATATCAATTCTTTTTGCAATATTATCAATTCTTAAATTGTCTTCAATTGAACTTGGATTTGGTAAACTTATATTTACTGAATTTATTAAATGAGATTGATTTAATAAAATAAAACAGCTATTTATTAAATCATTTAAACCGTTATTAATATCACCCTGATATTTTTTAACCGTTCTACTAAATCTAACATCTTCTAATGTTAAAAGCGCTCTAGTGCTAGCGCCTTGTTCTTCAGCTAAATACGCTGGTGGAATTCCTAAACCAGAAATCAATTTCTTTTTAAAATACTCAGCATCATTTACATAAGGAGTAGTATCACCAGAAGGAATATTTTCAGCTTTAAGAAGAGGTGTGCCAGATATTGTAGGACTCCATATATCTTCTTCTAATGACATCATTTCTGGTATAGAATCTATAGAACCACCAACTTCAGAATCGACAACTTTTTGTCTTCTAACTCTATTCATAATGCCATTAATTAATCTTGGAATTTGATCATCAGGAGTAGATCCAACTTCTACATTCCATAAAGTTCTAATTGGTGTTCTTGTGGCCCTATAAATTGCTAACGCAGATTCAATTAATAAAAGCTGTTTTGCGACTGAACGAATAGGATCAAAAATAGATGTCCCATAAGGATAATACATATTATTATAATAAATAGAAAATTTTACATATTTATGTGGAGCTAAATATTTAAAATTTGATCCTTCTGTTTGTAATAAATCTCCTACTAATTCTTCAATTTGTTTTTTTGCAAATTCTATTTCTAAAGAATTTTTTTTATCTGTTAATAATTTTTTATCAGATAAAACTGAAATAGCTGTTTTAGGAAGATTAACTCTCAAAGAAGGAAAAGATTTACTTAACATTTCTAATGTTTTAGATTTAGAATCAGGCATTTGAATAACTAATCCCAATTCAATATCAGTAACAGCGTCATGAACTATAGAAGCTTTTTTAGGGGTATGTAAAATATAACGTATGCCTGAATATGTTTCATCTAATTCTACAAAACAGTCTCCATATAATAAAGCCGTATATATAATTTGGGGCAATACATTGAAAAAATTAGTTCTTTGAAATATATTTTGTATTAAAATTTTAGCTGTTTCGAAATGATGTTCATCACCATAACCAAAATCATAATTTATTCCATTTTCTTTTTCACTTGCATTTGGAGCTAAAATGCTATCAACATAAATTTGAAGAGCTTGTGCAGCTTCTGGTATTCTATAAACAAGCTGTTCATAATCTGTATATCTACTAAATCTTCCAACTGATATATCAAAAAATCTTTCAAATAAATTAGAAGCGTTACCAAAATTAGCCCCAGAAACGCTTTCTAATAGTCTAGAAAATTCTTTAGCTGGTATTAATTGTGTTAAATCTAGCTTTTTATTTGTAGGATCATAAAATTCGCTTTTATTTTTAATTCTTGTATATTGTTTAAGTAAATTGTCTAATTTATCTCCAATTTCACCTAATATTGCTTTAGCCATCAATATCCTCCCCTATGTCTTCAGAATCTAACATGGTTTGCAGTTCTAATATAGATTTTTCTTCTTTACTGCTTTCAGCAGATTCTTCTAACATTTTAGGCTTTTCAATAATTTCAGAACATTCTGCTTCAAGAATTTCATTTTCTTCTAATGCTGGATGTATATTTTGCTGATCTAATTTTAAAAATATAGCTTTTAATAATTCTCCGCTATTTACTGCTATATTATTTACTGCATTAGCAGCTGTATTTTTTATTTCTAATTCTCTTTTTTTGGTCAATATATCTAAAGCAGCCTTTTTAGCTTTAACTCTTTGCTGAGGTAAATCAGCTTGAAGTTTTAACAAATTTGTTAATGCTTCTATATTTGAAGCTTTTAGATGTCTTCTGTCTGTAAAATTAGAAAAAGAATTTAATAAATTTTCTACAAGCATAGAAATAGTTATATCAACTTTTTCTGAAGCTGATATATCTAATTCTAAATCATTAATATATTTTTCAAGTTTTTCTTCATTATTAATAGCTTCAAATAAAGTTGTTTTTTTATTTAAAACACTATTATCTTGTATTGCTGTGGAAATCATTATTTTTTTTCGCACCTAAAATTTTTCTTTCTTTAGAATTTCTTTTTGAACTTAATGCTCCAACATTATCTAACATTTCATTTATATCTTCTTCTTCAAAATTTTCTTTTTCTTCATTTACAGGAATGTTTTGTTCTTCTTTTGTTTTTTGTTCTTCAGGTTTTTCTATTGGTGTTGTTACAAAAGAATTTAATTCATTTATTGTATTTTTAGTTAAATTTTTAAACATATAATCTAATTCATTTATATTTAACTTTTTTAATTCTTTAAAAGCTTGTTCAATAAGTTTTATTAATTCTTTTTTCCCTAATTGCTTTTTAAGTCTTTCAGCGCCTTTCGGAGATTGAACTCCAAAATATCTTTTATAATAAGGAATTAAACTAGTTGAAAACATATTAATATGTCTAGTATAATCATTTAAAACTAACCATAAATGTTTACAAACTAAATTTTTAAACTGTTTATCTCTAACTACTGGAGGTCTATTTTCTCCTGGTCCATAAATAGAATCAATTTGAGTTAAATTATAATGAGGTCCATATTTACTAAACGCCTGACATGTGCATCTTACTCTAACGTCTTCATTTGATAAATAAACTTTTATGAAATCAGAAATTTGATTATCTGTTATTTTGCATAAAAACAACAAAAATAAAAGAGTTTCAACTCTTTTAAAATTTTTTAATTTAATTGGTTGCTGATAAGTTTTACCAGATATTGCAGATACTGTACTAAAAACTATAGTTCCATTTCTTAAAAAAGAATAAAAATCTTTATTTTTTACTCTTATAAAAGATTGCCAATCTTTTGAATTTAGTTTTAAACCTTTATTTTCATTAAATTGTCTATTAGCATACTTAGTTAAATAATCTATTTTAGCTGCTAAAACTACATTTTGTTTCATATTAATCACCGCTATTTCCTAATAGATAATAGACATAATACGGTAATTGTGTTAAAGAAAACATTAAATGACTACATATATAATTAGACATTCCGTATTTTTTAGAATATTTTCTATTAAATTCATGACAATTACAACGAGTATAAATTTCATTTCCACCCAATAAAATAAAATATTTATAAAGCATATTAAAATCTAATGCTGCGTCTTTAACATATTGTGCTGTATCATAACCATTTATATCAATTTTTTTATTTTTATCTAATAAAATCGTAATATTTTGCATAAAATTACCAATATTAGGTTCTTTAACTTGAGTAGTATATGTTAAAATTCCATTCTTTTTATCTAAAGTGCAATTTTGCAATTGAATGTTCCATTGACTTCTTAAAGAAACCCACTGTAAAATTCTAGATAATTTAGCTTTTTCGTCAAAATTTTTAGCTTTTGAATATTCTTTATAATAAGTTTTTGTTGTAAGTTCATTAAAAGTAAAAGGTAATATTTTTCTAGTAGATAAAAAATCTAAACTATAAGACAATATAGGATTTAATTCTTTATTTGAATATGATTCATATATTTTTTTGTGTTTTAAATTAAAAATAATATGTTTATTACTATCTTTTTCTTCTATATTATGCGCAAATAAACTAGCTTTTTTTAATTTAGACACTAAAAATTCTTGTTCTTTAACATCTTTTTCAGCTTGTTTATAAAAATTTATATTTCCATTATATTTATCATCTAATCTTTTAAAAACTTTTTCAATAAAAAGCTTTTCTTTTTCATGTCTATAAAATCCCATAAGTTTAGCAATCCTTTTTTATGTTAATTTAACTGCTACATTTTTAAATTCAACAAATTTTTTTAAAAGTTCATGCTTATGATCTTTTAAATAATGGATCATATTATTTTCTCTAGCTGTTATTTCTAATACTCTAGCATTAATACTTTCAGGAGAAGCATGTATTTGTTTTAATTTAATTGCTATTTTTTCTTTTATCCAATCTTTTAGCAATTTATATAATTTAGAATTATTTTCTTCTGTATCGGCGTTATCCAAATTAATGCTAGCAGCATTCATTATTTCTATTATGACAGGAGTGTGTTTTAATATTACTTTTTCTGGTATTTTTGAATTTATTAAATCATTAAAAAATTCTGCATAAATTTTTTCTAAGCAAATTTTTTTTATTTTTCCAGATAAAACTGTATAAGAATAAGCTAATATAGATTCTTGTATATATTGTAAAATACTACTAGATTCACCTATATCATCTAATATTTCTTTTATATCTTCGTCTATTTCTCCAATATAACTATTATCACAATATTGTATTTTATTTTCATCTATATTTTCTGCTTCTATTATAGTAAGAATTTCGTCTTCAATATCATCTAAATTTTGATTATTTAAAACAGTATTAAAAAATTCTTCTTCTGTTAAATCATTTACGTCATTGTTTAAAAAATTAAGATCTGTGCTATTTACTGAAATATACTTATTTTTTAAGCCAGTAGCATTATAATAAATAGCAGAGCGGTGAGCTATACCTATAAAAATGCTAAACATAACTCTTGATGTATCTATTTTCGGTAAATATTTTATAATAGCTGTCCAAGCGTTATTAACAGCTTCTTCAAATTCTATTTTGTAGGGACTAATAACTTTAGCGCCTATTACTTTTCTTATACTTAAATTTACAATTGGATATATTTTTTCTAAAATTTCTTTCTTTTTTAAAACGGAATATTTAACGATTTTTGTATTTTTTCCTATATGAAACCAACCAATTGCTTCATATAATTTATATTGCTCTATTAATTCTTTTAATAAATATTCTTCTTCTAAAGTGATTTGTATCTTATTATTATTTTTAAACAAGTTTAAATATTTTTTCTTGTCTGTAAAAGCTTGACAATTTAATTCTAATTCTGTTCTATATTTTTGTATTGTGTTTAATAATTCAAAAATTATTTCATTTAAAATGTTCATATTATAATTTTTTACAATGAATAATTGGTGTCGTATATTTCTGTTTTTAAAAATAATATCAATAAGCCAATCATCTTCAGAAAAATTCCATTTAAAAAAACTTTTACCATATTCTTCGATGTCTGTCATTTTAAAACTCCAATCGCAATAAAATTAATTTTATAAATTAATATAAAATTAACTTTATGTCAAGTAAAATTTTTGAAAGGAATTTGAATGCAAAATAAAATGTCTTTAAATGATAATAGTAATGAATTATTAAAAGTTTTAATACAAAATAGAAAAGATCCAATTAACTGGATAAAAAATAGTGTAAAAATACAGCATCCAGCCCATGGAATACTTCCATTTAAATTATATGATTTTCAAGAAAAAATTATAAAACTATTTTTAGCTAAACATTTTATAATTACACTTAAATCTAGACAAGTTGGTCTTTCTACTTTAACGCAAGCTTTATGTTTGTGGTCAGCTATGCATTATGCGAATTTTAATGTATTAATTCTTTCAACTGGTCAAAGAAATGCAGCGTCATTTTTATATAAAATTAGACAAATGTATGAAAACTTGCCTAATAATGAATGGAAATTGCCATTAGATGTAGACAATAGACAAACTCTTATATTTTCTAATGGTTCTAAAATAGTTGCTATACCAGCTACAAGAAATTCAAGTTTAGGAGAATCTATTAACTTATTAGTTATAGATGAAGCCGCTTTTATTGATAGAGTAGAAGATGTTTATCAAGCTGCTTATCCAACATTATCTAGAGCTTTTAAATCATCTAAAGGAAAACCTTATGGAATAATAGTTATTAGCACGCCAAATGGAATTTCTGGTACTGGTAAATGGTATTACGAAATGTATCAAGGAGCTATTTATAAAAATAATAAATATGTTCCATTAAAAATACATTGGTCACAAGTAAATGAATACGATAATGATTGGTATTTAGATCAATGTTCTCAGCTTAATTGGAATTATAGATCTATAGCAGCTGAACTTGAATTATCATTTGTTTCTTCTGGAAATACTTTTATACCAGGTCAAATATTAGATACTATTGGAGTTATAGAGCCATTACAAAAAACATATGATGATAAATTATGGATATTTAATAAACCTGAAGAAGGAGAAGTTTATGTAGCTGGTGTTGACGTCGCTTATGGAGACAGAAAAGACTCAAGTGTCATGCAAATTTTAAACGCAAGATCATTAGAGCAAGTAGCAGAATACGAATCTAACACTATAAAACCAGACGAATTCGCTAATGTTATAATAGATTTATCTAAAATGTACAACAATTGTTTAGTTAATATAGAAAGAAATGCAGTTGGAAAAGTTTTAATTGATAAAATATTAGACAAAACTGCTGGGTTTTCAATAAATTTATATAGAGATATTAGTAAAAATGAACTTAATTTAAGTTACGGTGATAATCCATCATTTAAATCTAATATTGGTACATTAGTTACAGGAATTTCAAGAGATGTAATATTAGCTAATATGTACAATATATTATTAGACAAATACACTGAAGCTTTAGATACAATGATGTCTGAAGAAGATGAAAAAACTTCAGCAAAACAAAAATTTCAATCAATAATGGAAAATAAAAAAGAATCTGCAGTTAAAAAATTTGGTATTATAAAATCTGAAAGATTATTACATCAGATGTTAGGTTTTGTGGTAGATGAACATGGTAGAGCTGAAGGCATAAAAGACGACTTAGTTTTTGCTTGGTCACATGCATTGTATTGTTGGACTAAAAGTAAAACTATGTTATTAAAAAATGTTTCATCTATTTTTAATATTAAAGAAAATAAAATAGATGAAATAGAAATGCTAAAATTTATGAAAAATAATTCTAGAAGTAATATATGGCAAAATATTGATGTATTTAAATTAGCAGATGATTTAGAAGAATTAGAAGAAGAAAATTTACAAAAAGAAAAAGTTAATAATAATAGTAGTAGTTCTGAAAAAAATACATCAGTTGGAAATATTTATAAAGCATTTTTTGGAGTGTGATAATAATGAAATTTATGGCAATGAAGAATTTTATACATAATGGTGTTGCAATAAATGGAAATAATATATATGACTCAAATGAAATAAAATTTTCTATTAATGATATTGAATTTTTAAAGACACAAAGTAAAATTATTATACTTGTAGAAAAAGAAGAAATAAAAAGAGACATAAAAGAAAAACCTAAATTTGAAGTTAAAAAAGAAGAAGTAAAAATTGAAGCTAAATCTGAAATAATAAAAGCTGAAGAAGAAGTAAAACAAGTAGAAGAAGTAAAACAAGTAGAAGAAGTAAAACAAGAAATTTTTGTAGAAGCAGAAGAAACTAAACCAGAAATTGTAAAAACAAATACTAAAAAAACAAGTAAAAAAAG